GTCTCGTGCAGTCTGTAGACGATCCTTGAGCACTTCACTTTCCTTGAGTTCAGAGAAGTGGGAGTCTTTGTTGAATTTGAATGCAATCTTGGGTTCAATTTCCTTCCACTCGTCTTCACGAATAATCCCCTTTAGAATCAACTGAATTCGGAGAAGATTCAAAAATACTTCAGAGAACTTCATACGGAGTCGTTCTACAAACTTGAAGAACTTTACTTCGTCGCGGCTAATCTCTGAAGCACGACCAATATTGAATCCAGTGCTTTCTTCTAGACGAGTAGTAGGAACATTAAGAGATTGGAACAGTTTCTTCTGGAAATACTTCACATCTTCCATCTCTCCCAAGTTCTGTCCACCCTGTAGAGTGCTGACTTCTGTTCCCTTGCCGCCTTCACGACGAGGCATCCAGAAGTCTTCCAACATGGACAGGTGTTTACGGGTATCGTTGATCTCTCCTGTAGCGGGATCGTACATGAGTTTGTTACGATATCGCTGCATGAGTCCACGCACATACTCTTCAGCCTTTTGCTTGGGAAGATTTCCAACATCCACATAGAAAATACGGCGTTCAGGAGCACGAGCCAAACGATAGATCAATACAGCGTCTTCAATCATTCGCAACTGGTTGAGTGATTTGATTGCCTTGTGGAGATAGCCCACAATCTTCTTGCGACGAGCATCAAACAACCCGCTATGAACAAAGCAGATGGCATCAGGATTGATCTTTAGCCCGTCAAGAGTCATAGACGCGGAAGCCTGATCCTGTTCAGAATAGATGTAAAACTCTTCTATATCAGAGACAAGATTTATGCCTTTAGGTGCAGAGCCGTCAGTAACAGGTTTCTTCTTTATTTTGCGAACCTTTCTGATCTTGGTGGGATCAATAGGACGCAATTCAATAATACCTTTTTTCTTGTTTTTATCGTCAACAATAATGTGATAGTAGATACGGCTGTCCACATACCACTTGCGGAACAACTCATATCCACGACGAGTAAACTCCATGAGGTTCATCACTTCGTGGAACTCGTCTTCAATTTTGTCTTTAATGCTTTTATTTTGCTTGACAGCAGAAACATCAATCTTGACTGCATCTAGTGTATCGTTATAGACAATGCTTTCGTTGCAAATGTCTGCAATAGCACTTTCCACTTCAGGATGGAGTGCCATCTCACGATACTTATAGATGAGTTCAATATCTGATTTTACAGAACCGTCAAAGTCAACATACGCACCAAAATAACCACCCACCTCTATAGGTGTTGCTCCGTCGTCGTAGTCAGGAGCCACAAAAGAAACAGGCTTCTTGAGGATGTCCTCCGCAGAAGCCGTTTCCTTAGCGTCCTTTTTACCGATACTAAAACCAAACAGGTTTATTGCCATAATATAATTACCTTTTTAAAAAGGTTTAGAAGCCTTGACCGAAGTTGATGCCAAGACCTTGTAGAACTGCTCCTATACCACTTCCACCTGTTGCGGGAACTGCTGCTCCTGGAGCAGCCTCCCACCACGAGTAATTTAGAGTTACGGGGAATTCAGCAATTTGATCGTTGTTCTCGTAAGAGAGATCAATGCTGCCGACTTCGCTGGGGAAGCAACCGATAAAGTTGTAAGTGCGGACTGCCTCGCCGTCGCGGTGTAGTTGAGTTACAGACCAAGTAGGCATGAACTCCATGAAGTTGCGAGGAGCGGTGTTGGCGGTGTGCTGATTGAAAATTGCACTCCAAGCCTCAAACGCTGAACGCAAAGCAAGATTGGTATCAGAGATTACTGTGAGTGACCAATCAGCAAATGTGCGGTCGCCTGGAAGTTTGATACGGCGACCACGATACGGAACTTCAATGGTTCCAATAGATGATGCAGGAATCTGAGCCGCTTTCACTAGGAACGAAATGGCTCGGTTATCTGCGTATCCTGGAATAGACCCGTTCACCACGAACAGGTTTGTACGAGCACCACCGCCAGCAAAGGCGTTTACGAACCCTGAAATATTGTTTGTTGGTTCTACTGGCATTAGGAATTACTCCTTTTCTTTCTCTTATCTATACGATCAACCGCCAACTTCGCTGAAGTTTACGCCAGTCTTGGTGGCGATAAAGTTCAACTGGATGAAGTTGATGCTGCGAGTGGGCTTGACGAAGATATCGGCTACAAACTCGTTACGATCAATTACTTCGCCAGTGTTATTGGTTTCATCGCATACCACCTTGAAATCGGTGATACCACGACGCTGTTGCACAGTCTTGAGGAACGGCACTACCAAGTTCTTGAATTGTGCTCGTGTAAAGGCATCGTTCTGCTCAAAGAGGAAGAACTTGCTAGCGGTAGCAATTGCCTTCTCAAGAATGATGAACAGGCGACGAACATTGATACGATCAAAAGCAGAAGGCTTGGTCTGCATGGTCTTGTCACCAAACAGAATTACACCTTCACCCGGGAACGACACGACAGGGTTTACCTGACGAGTGTATAGTTCATCTCTATGCGCCTCGCTTGATGGGTTGTAGGGCAGACGAACGACTCCCTTTACTTGACCTCGGTTAAACCCAGCAGGAGAGAACCAAGCCTCATTGGTAAACTCTGTACGAGCAACCAATCCAGCAATATCTGCGTTTAGAGGAACCAAACGAACCTGATTAGTATAGGTGTCTAGTTGATACTTCCAACCGCTATCAAGCACAGCGTAAGATGAATTGATATTGAATGTGCTGTCTCGGAAGGTCTTAATTGCGTTTAGAGCCTCGTATCCTTGCTTGTTTTCCACATCGGTTTGTTGCGGAGAAACAAAAGCCATGCAGTCAAGACGCTTTTCACAAACTTGCTGAACAATAAGTTGAGCAAGAGTTGCAGAAGCGTTTCCTGTTGGCAACAAAGACACATCCACCTGATCTGCATCTTGGAACAGACTCCAACCATTTGACCAACGCTCGCTGTCGTTTGGAGCAACAGATGCAGCACCAGTTAGACCAAACGAACTTACTCTGGTTCCTACTGCGGTTGTTACGCTAAGATCAGATCCAAGTGCTGTCCAGTCTGTCTTGTTTGACAGATAAGCAGTATTGCCTAAGAAATCTTGGCAAAGTGCCCAAACATAATCAGATTGATCGTTTATAACTGATCTATAGTAGTTGCTTGATCCGTCCGTATTTCTTGCATCAGAGGCACGAGAAAGTCCTTCAAATTTCTCAAGAACTGTATTTGCTGTGCCTGTCCATTTTCCTTCTTTGTCTATTACCAAAACATTTACCAAGTCTCCAGAGCCAGAGTTGGAGTCTGCATAAGCAGTAGTGTTGGCATTTATGCTGATGTTAGTAGCATATACGCTCTTGATTTCTGCGGTTGCGCCCCAAACTTGTGCTCTTGGTAATAGAGTGTCCAAAAGAATTCGCAGAGACTCGGAACCTCCAGAGTAACCAAGTTGAGTTGCTTGAGTTGTTCCACCGGTGTATCCACCAGTGTAACCGCTGGTAACTCCGAAGAAATCTCCGAAAGAAGGAGTTACAGTAGTTAAAGTGAATGCTGTTGGTTTGGTTCCAATTTGAATTCCGCTAATTTTTGCAGAAGTTCCGTCACTGAAAGTAATCACATCACCGACAGAGAAATATTTTGCCCCTGCTCCAGAAGCAACATCAATATAAGTTGCACCAAGTGGAACAGCAGACGATAGGGTTACACCTTGAGTGCCACCACCGTTGGTAACTACTACCTTTAGTGAATTTCCAAGAACTCCAGGATATTTGGCTGCAAAAAGAACTCCTCGTGAAGCAGCAGAGAAACTTGTAGAACCAGCGCTAGATCCGAATTGAGTAGCGTTATTGATTACCAGTCCGGGGTAAGTTCCAGCAGTAACACCAGTCTTACTTGTGACGGAGTTGAAAGATCCTGAACCAACTACACGGGCAACTTGAATGTTGTTTCCATATTGTAGAAAGTTGGCAGGAGTGAAGAAGTCCACATAGTTGTTACTATCTGGTTTTTGAAAAATATTTGCCAGTTCTGTTTCGTTGGAAACAGTCACCAATTCATTAACTGGTCCCCAGTGAAAATAACCAGCGAAGCCGCCAGGAGTGGTTGCTACAGCAGGAACGATTGTGGTCAGATCTATTTCTTTGATGCTTACGCCAGGGCTTACTCTAAATCCCATTGTGGTGTCTCCTTCGTCTGTGAAGCACGGGGTTGAATATCGTTACTTCTATCTGTATGTATTATTTAGATTTTTCCTATGGATATGCCAAGATTCAATGTATTTAGGCACTTCAATCCCCCCAGTTCCAAGCCGTTCCGCTACCGTCCGTGAAGGAATTTGGGTCGGCTCCGTCGTCCACAAACCCAAAAGGGGTCATCTCTTCTTCCAAATTTTTCATTTGGTCTTCGTACAGGTCACGGCGGATGTCGCTGCCTGTGATGTCTTTGAAGTACGCTTGGGTTGTGAGCCACCCAAACAGTACCAGCGTCATCACCAAATCGTCGTTGTGGTTGTCTTCGGCTTC